ATTATGGGACATTTAAGATGTATATCTGGTATTGCATATTTAATTTTAAATACTAATGCAACATGTAAATTAGCCTTCATTAATATTACAAATATAGATGCTACTGGAGGTAAAACTTTAAGAGTAATAGGATTAATTGATGGTGATATAAATAAAGGTGCAACAGTAACAAATTGTGTTAATTGTGTTGCAATGTTTAATAAAATAGAACAATATAATAAAGTAATATAATATGGCTATACGTACAGTATCAGATGCAGGTGGAGAATGGAGTTCAGCAGCAACATGGGTCGGTGGTGTTAAACCTATTTCAGGTAAAGATAGTGTAGCATTTACAGCTACAAGCGGAAATTTATTAATAACATCAACAGATGTAACAATACGTGGTATTGATTTTAGAAATTATGTTAACACGTTAACATTAAAAGGTGTATCAATTATAATTGATGATACTAATACTTCAGGTCGTGCAGCATTTATTAATTTTGGAACAGGTGGTTATACAGTAGTAGTAAGAGATAATAATAATAATATAATAAATCCTATAGATAATATAAAATTTGGTATAATTATTCTACCAACTTTATCACAAGTTGTAACTATAACATCAAATGGTACAGCTTGGCCACAATATATTCAATTTCAATTTAGCCCACAAAATGAACAAATTATATCATTAGCTGATAATTGTACTATAAATGGTAGATGGGATATGAATGGAGTTATATTTCAAAATAATAGACTTATATTAAATGGAAATCCAATTTTTGATATAAGTATACCTGGAAGTGAATATGCTTCAACACAATATTTTTATAAATGTACATCAACTATAGAAATTAATTCTCCTCAATTTTATTTTACGGAATTATATTTTGATGGAAATCGTTTAGAATTAAATTCACCAATAGTAGAAACGATTTATAGTGGTTTTATACAATTTTTTAATACTTTAGGAACACCAGTCGTAGCAGTTATAACAACACCAAATGTTATTAGTTCTATATATAATAATACTACTAATTTAACATTGACTGCAAATATATTATCTGGAGATCTTAATAATGATAATGGTATTGGAACATTTAATTTTACAAATATTAATGGTAATGTTCAATCAATATTAGCACCAGGTTATCAAATAACATTAAATGTTAGTGGAACAATTAATGGCAATTTAGATATTTCTAATGATTATACATCTATTACTGCAAATACAATAAATAGCCCTACGCATTGTAGTGTATATAGTGGAAGTGATTTAATATTTAATGTACAAAATCTAAATTCACCCGAATTAAATTTACACTGTAGCGAAACATTAACAATTGGTACTTTTACAAATTTAAATATAACACAAATATTATATTTAAGAACTGATAAAACTGGTGGGATATTAACATATACTTTACCAAATTTAAATTTAACAACAGCTGTAACATTACAAGCAGCAACAACAAATATAACATTTGCTGATTTAACTGTGCCATTAGTAACTGTAACAAGTTCCGCATCAGCAACATTATCATTGAGTTCCACAACAGGAAGTATTAATCAATTAACAATTACAAGTCCAACAGCTGTTGTAAATAAAAATAATTGTTCTATAACAACAGCAACAATTACATCAACAACAAGTACAACAATAAATGGTACAACCAATAATACTTTAACTACTTTAAATTCAAATACTCCATTATTAATATTAGATGCAGCAAATGTTATGAATAGTTCTACAGTTATTAATTTAACAACAACAGTAACACGTACAATTCAATTAACTAGTGCTATGAATATATCATCTATAGTTGGATTGAATGCAAATACTACAAATTTAACTTTTACCGGTAGTTTTGGAGCTACTATTGATATTTTAGATAAATTTGCATCATTAAAATTTACAGTTGGTAATTCATATCTAGTAACAAGTCAATTAAATATTTGTCATTGTGCTATTTCATCAGTAACTGCAGGAACAAAAGCAACTTTTAATGTTGGTGATAATTGTAAAAATTTATTAATAAATTGTCCTATTACAGATATAAATGCATCTTTAACAAAAAGAGGATTACAATCATTTTACGGTACTGTATCAAATTGTACAAATGTACATTATTTTAGTGATAATACATTACCTCAAGCTACATTTATACATTAATATTCGGTGTATAAAACGTTATCCGAATTGGCAGCAGGGCGTTAAGCGGTTAGTTGATTAAATAGCATTGCGCCAATTTGGTGTTATGTTGGTGCGGTGGGCTTGTGCGTGAGGCAGTTTTATTTTATTA